ACCGACTGGAACGTCCGCGACTCCTCGAGCAACTCCCAGTCCAATGCCTCGACGACCTGCACACTGACAAGCGAATAGCGGTTGTGTGCGTCGTCAGTCAGCGATTTGTTCTTCGTAGCCAGCAGCCATTCGTCGATCGATTCGGTCAGGACCATCAGGTCGTCGACCTCGGCGTCGAATGTTGCCTGGGTGGACTGCGTGATCTTCTTGGCGATCTGGATCCCAATGAACAAATGCCGCTCACTCGCCTCGCGCGTCAGCCGCTTACTGGTCATTGACGCCGGAGCGACGTTGACCACCAGGCTAGTGAGCGTCTTCAGCGACTCGGCCGGCACCCATTTCAACTGCGGAGAAAACGTCGGGTTCAACTCGTCCGCAGCGCAGCCCGAACTCAGCGCGTCAGCGACGGCTTTGGCGAGCTTGCGGAGTTTGGACTTGTTGGCGGCCATCGTTTACAGCAGTCGTACATGGATCCGGACTAGAGTACTGGCGTGCAGATCTCGGTAGCATGGTTCATCCCCGAGGTTCTGTACCTCGTAGATGGTCGAGCCGACTTCGACCTGGTCACCAGGCAGCGGCGGGTACAGTCCCACCAGGTCAGCCTGTTGGCAGATCCAATCGGTCTGCTGGCCGCGAACGCGAGTTTCCTCGGCGGTCGTGGACTCGTAGGCTGTTTTCCCAATGGTGGCCGTGATCGTCAGCTCGGTTGCACCGCGGCGGTAGATCACTGTCTGACCCGTCGCCGCGAGCAACTGAGTTGAATGCCACGACAGACCCTGTGAAAATATAGACATCGCAGTCTCCGCGAGGTCTTAAATGTTCGGGTCGTGGACGACTTGGCACGTAGTGTTCGCACCACCGCCACCGTTGTAGGCGACATAGCCGAACTTGGCATTGTTCGTGCTGGTCGTGGTCACCTTGGTCGGCGTGGCCGGGTCCCAGTAGACCTTGGCGAAGTCCGCCGCGTTGTTGAGGTTGATCATGTCGTAGACGCCACCGCCGGCTGCAACCGCGCCGAGCGTGTTGTTGGTGATCGGAACATGCGCGATCACGCAAGAAATGCCGGCGGCGTTGCCCGCCAAGATGACATCACCCGCAGCGACGTTGCCGCTGGCCGGGGTGTAGTCGATCATCAGCGGGTTCCCATGTCGAAAAGTAGCGCCCATTTTCTAGACCTCCAAAAGTAAGGCTGCCGGCGGTGATAATATCGCCAGCGTATCGGTAGTGTTTGTCAGGTTGTAACCGGCGGCGATCAGCTCACGGACAGCTTTCGTCACGCCCTCATCCCAGCGACCATCGACGGCGCCTGGGTACTCGCGATAATCGTGGAATACGATCAGCCCGCCTGCGGCCAGCACGCGTTCCGCCTTCTCGATGTCGGCCTTGACCGACTTGTAATCGTGGGCACCGTCGATGAACACCAGGTCATATTCCTGTAGCGGCAGCTTGTCGCTGTCGGGATGGCAGGTCGTGACCTTGTCTTCGACGCCATGCCGCTTGAGCGATGCCATTAAGTCCGGATACGTGTCCTTCAGCTCATCAGTGCCGCGGCCGTCGAAATAATCCATCGCCGTGACGGACTGGGCCGTTCTCGCGATACAGACGGTTGACAGGCCGCAGTAGCTGCCGATCTCCAGGACTCGCTTGCCTCGAGCTAGTTCGGCCAGTGCCTTGCCCTCTTCGGGTGTCAGCCAGCCTCGGATGTCGTATGGATGTGCCCCAGGCACCAGACTTCTGTCACAGGTCTCCGCGTCAAACGCGTGACTTCCCCACGCCCGCGTGTTCGTGTACGTCATCGCACCTTCATGCGCAACGTACAACTTGCGTGTTGCACCGATTTTCAGATCCAGTTCATGCGCGAGCCGTGAAAAGAACCAGTCCTCAGATTCGTTCAAGGCCTCGTATTGATTCGTGGCGCTGTTAAACCCGACTCGGTCGTTGATTTCGAACCAGACTTTTGTCGCCCAGGACATGTCAAACTTGCACACCCAGCATCCGGTATTCAGCAGCAACTGCTTGCCACCGAGGTCGTCGCTGGTGAAAGTCGGCGGAAGCTCAAAGATCTCGTGCAACGAAAGCCGGGCTGCCGGCCTCCAGTTGTCGCCTTCGCGATGCAGAGCAATGCTCGTTAAACCCCGCGTGTCTTTGATTGGCGAGACGACCCCGAGAATATCCAGTTGATTGGCTTCAAGTTCGTCAATCAGCGCATCGAGCCACCCATCAGCCAGGCCGATGTCGTCGTGCAACATGGCGAAGTAATCGACCGGCTCTCCGGCGTGTGCTCGGTTCAGTGCCACGCACCAGAGCTTGTTGAAATTATGCGCCAGCAGCGAGCCGCATTCCTGAACTACCAATACACTGTTCATGTCGCGACATGCGCGCCACAGCGCACGACCAGCCTTCTGTGTCTGGTGGCCGTAGCCCGGCATTGCGAGAACGATATTGAAAGTTTTGGCCATCGTCGTTTGATTCAAAAGGCCGGCCGCCGTCGTGGAGTCGGCGGCCGGCGTCGGTAGTAGCCGCTGGCTGATTAGGGCTGCCGGCTACCGGGGGTGCTGATTCACTTACGTTTGGTCGTTGACTCCCTTGACCTTGGCGGATTCCGCGACTCCGCGGACCGACTTCGGTCCATTGACGCTTTCCAGCAGGGCTGGATACTTCTTGCTGATCGCCTCAGCGGCCGCTTCTGGCAAGTCGATGATCCGGCCGGCGGACAAATCCTCCTGGGTGATCGTCAGCCCGGCGTTGAATTGACCGTTCAGCGTGCGGGCGTCGTCGAATCCCAGGTTGATGTTGAGTTTGTATCTCACGATATTTCTCCAAGTGACAAGATGAACCAGACCGCCCGGGCTCACCTTGCCAGGAGAGCTGCCGGGCGGTCGGCAAATTTCTACTAGCTGCCTCCACCGTCCGCGTAGACGCCGGCGCGGTACTCTTGATCGGCCACGCCGATGTCGCAGTAGCCGCGCATCTGCACGCCCAGGACGTTGAACGACGCATCCGCCGTGTCGACGGTGGGCTCCACACGACCGTTGAGTGCGGCGATCTCGATCACCGCCTCGTCGTTCGGGTCCGCCAGCAGCCACCAGCCCACGGACGTGTAGCCGGTGTAGCTGCTGTTGCTGATGTACGGGCTCGATTCCACGCGGAACCGGCCGCGGAACGGATTGACGTTCGACTGGCCAGCGCTATTCCCAGAGACGATCATGCTCTGAGCGTCGGTCAGCGCGATCGCATCGGCCTTGAGCGCCGGCGGCACCACGATGATCCGCGGCGTAAAGCCAACCGGCTTCCCGTCCGGATCGGTCTGGTTCATGAAGATCGTCTCGGTCGCAGCCAAACCAGCCAGCGTCATCGTGGCCACACCGGTGTTGATGTTGGTATTACCGGAGGCGAAGAAGCTGGCACCGACCAGGCCGAGGAACTCGGTCCAGAAGATGTCGTTCAACTTCAACGCACCGCCTCGGCCGAGCCGACGTGGCACCGCGGTCAAGGCGGACAGGTCATCGTTGATGATGTCCTTCCGCGTGATCGCCAGCATGGCCGCGTAGGTGTCGGCCTGGTTGGTGTAGGTCAGGTCGCCCAGCGTCCCGTGCTTGATTTCGCCGGCAGCCCCGAGCTGCTCGAACTGCAAGGCACCGGTCAGGCTGACCGTCGTGTGCTGGTGGAAGTTCCGCACCGGCTTGATGCGTGCCAGCCGCATCGGCGTCTGGTCGACGAACATCCAGCCTTCATGCAGAAACTTGTTCGCCGTGGCCGCCACGACGCTGGCGATGTCGATCGTGGAGAATCCACCGCCGCTGGCGTGGATCCGCGACTGCGGTCCGGTCATGCCGAATGCAGCCCGCTGGACATCCAGGGTCACCTGGCCACCCGAGGATCCGCGGTAACCGTTGGCCTCGGCCGCCATGATGAACAGCTGCCCCAGACTGATGCCGTGCGGGAACCGGTCGTGGGCCGCCTGCAGTTCCTGGTCGGTGAATTGCTTCTCCACGTCCGAGAGCTTGCCGGTTTCGCAAACGGCAGCCATCAAGACGCGATTGGTCAGGCCGCGATCGCGGTTGCGTGGCGCGGGGATGCCGGCGGAAATCGGGACCAGCGACTCGTACAGCTCGGTCCGGAACTCCGACGCGGACATCTTGGCCTCGATCGCGTGATCGTGCATCTTCTCGATCGCCTCGACGTATTCGATGTCGTCCTGCCGGCGGTCGATGAACTTGTCGGCGATGTCGCGGAGCTCGGTCCGGCGGCGGGCCTCCAGCTTTCGATTCTTGAACGGATCGCTGCTGGCGTCGATCGGCTTTGGTTTGTAGTTGCGGCCTTCGTAGTTGGCCTCGATGGTGGCCAGCATCTCCGGCGTGGCGTTGTCCACGTCGATTCCCATGCTTTCGGCCCATGCTTTGATTTCGGCTTTCATGGCAGTCCTCACTGTTGACGCGGCAGCTGCCGCAATGGTGGCTGATGTGTTTTCGTCCGCACCGTGCGAAACGAACGCAAATCCCTTGAGCGTGCTCTTGCGAGCGATGTACATCGGGCCCTCAAAGGTTTGCCCGTTGGCCTTGGCCTTCTGGCCGGCCCTCACGTGTTCCATAGTCGACGGCACCGCCTCGAGGCTGGCTTGCCACTCGTAGCCGTCGGCGGCGCTGTTGATGACTTCGTCGCGTGCAGCTGTTGCGGCAGACGCCGACCCGTTTGCGACCAGCGACTTGCCATCATTTGCCACCGCGAAGTTGCCGACTCGCTTTGTCCGGTCGTGGTCCAGGTTGGCGACCAAGACTTTCGACGTGGTCAGCCCCGCCAGGTCGACGACCACTGGCATGTCCCACCCATCGAGCCGGAGCGCCCCGCCTGTGTAGAACGTCGAGGTGAATTTCGCCGGCAGCTTCCCATGACCATCAGCGGAAGCGGCTTCGATCGTGACCGGTGCGGAAATTGCGATGATTTGTTTTGTCTTAGCCATGACTATGGTCTCCGTTCGCGTGGCCGTTTAATAAGCTTTGGCGCCGGATCATGTTGCGGAACATGGCCTCCATTGCCTGGTCGGTTGGCGGTGTCGCAGCCGGCATTGCGGCTGGCTGTTGTTCGACCGGCAGCGTCACGTCTAGGATCCGCTTTCGCAGATCATCGACTGTGATCCCATAAGCCGTTGCGGCCTTGTCGAGCTCGTCTTCGAAGTCCAGGCCGGCGTCCGAGAATAGTTGCGGGTGGAACAGTTGGCCGCTTTGCAGCCGCGTCTGATTCGCGTTGGCTTCAGACTCAACATCCGCCACGCGATGCTTTGGCCAATCCCAAACGTGGACCCGCAGACCAGTCCCAAGCACTTCCGGATTGCCACCTAACCAACCGAATCGCCGAACCGCGGCGTCGAACCACAGATCGAACAGCGGATCCAACACCAGGTCGTTACAATCCTCGCGCTCCACGTCCAGCGCCGCGTAGTAGGTCTGGTGGTCGAGTCGGCCGCTGGCGTAGTTGTAGGACGAGCTGTCACATGCGGCCTTGTTGTACGGCATTGATTTCGGCCGGGCCTGCTCGTTGATCAGCGATTTGCTAAACTCGGCATGATTGGCCGTCGGATATTCAGCCTTCAGCTGGAACGGGTCGTACCCTTCTGGTAGGGCGGTCATCATCCGCTTGTTGATGTCGAGCGTGGACATCGGCGTGACACTGGCCGCATCCTCCGGAGTCATCTGTGTCTTGATGAACAGCGTGAAGTCAGCGGCGGTGTCAGCTGCTGCAAGCGTTGACTCGCGCCAGCGGCGAGCTGCCGCGCCGACGTTCAGCGTGGACGAGCATTCCGGGACGCCGCGGTGCTGGCCTGGCCGGCGAAGCTTGAACCAGTGCAGCACGAACTCAGCCGGGACCTGCTCGACCTCCATACTGATCGAGTCGCGATTGACTGCGCCAGGGTGGTCCCGCAGCAGGTCGTAGAACATCGGGTTACCGAACTCATCGAATCGAATCCCGTCGATGTAGTTCCGCTGGCCAAAAGTCATGTACGGCGACTGGAACTGGTCGGCCTCGTGCAGCATCAGGTCATACTTGATGTCGTGCTTCACGCGCGGATTGCGGCGGACAACCGCCATGCCTTCGCCGTCACTGTGTTTGGCGTGAGCCAAGCACCACAGTTTGCGGCGGAACTGGATCGCCTTGGTCCACAGCCACCAGGTATTCTCGATCAGGCGATTCAGCCCTTCGCTGCTGGTCTGCATCCGCAACTGGGGGCCGATGCCGACCAAGTCAGTCGCGACCGTCTGAGCGATCCCATCGCTGTAGCCGTTGTTGTGGATCTCGTATCGCGACCGACTGATCAGCGTGTGCCGGACTTCGCGGGAGTTTGCCGAGTCCGCGTCGTAGCGGTCGGCATTGGCCCAGATGTTTTGATACTCGGTACTGGTGCGGGCTGCGTCGTAACTGGCCCGCAGATCAGCGTACCGCTGCCGCCACATTTCAGCCGTCTTCACCGAACCGTCAACACGCTCACGCCTGGCTGCCACCAGAGGCGGAGCCTGGAGCGATCCTGTGTTCATGCTGACGATTTCGGTCGAGTACATTAACCGCACCCGGGTGGAACGAGCTGGACCATCCGCAAGCCGAAATGGGTCTGGCCAGCCGCATCATTCGCGGCCAGCATGTCCTTGGCCTTCTTGATTTCGTCGATGCTCTGTGCGGTGACGTTGGTTCCGTCAACCGACACTTGCTTCGGGCCGAGCGCTACTTCGAGAGCTGCTTCATCGGGAGTGTCCGCCATTAAGAGCCTCTGAAAGAAAACGGGGCAGCGATTGCTCGCGCCCCACAAAAGGCTCGACGTTTGTGCGTCTCAGGGGGCTGGCCGGCCCCGCCGATAGCAAGCCGCGTTCAATGCGGCCCCAGATTGATTCCGTTCAATTCGACGCACAGGCTTGCGCCAGTTCAATAGCAGTTTTCCAATATTGGAAAAGTCACTGGTTTTTTTTCACTTCGTCCGTGATGGTCGCCGGCGCCTGGTGGCTGATGAACCGCTTGCCGCAATTGGTGTTTCGGCAGCGGATGTAGCGAATGATCTTGGTCTTCAGCCGGCTCATCCTGTAGCTGATCATCACAGCCCCGCAGTACGGGCACTTGTCGGCGGGCTGGCCGGCGATCTCCTGCGGCTTACCAGCAGCCTCGGCGGCGAGCTGCTGTAGTGGCTTCCGTTCTGCCATGTCTAAACATCCTGTGTGAATCATGATCCAGCCTGCTTCGCCATTTCCGCCAGCGACAATCGCTTTTTCATTGGCCGCGCGCCGGCATCGATGGACGGCAGCTTCGCACCGACGATCGATGCGCCGACTGCAGATCCGACCAGGCAGTCAAGCCAGTGGTTGTCTCGACCCGGATGCAAATCGAACACCGTCACGATCCGCCCGTAGGTCTTCGACTCCAGCTCGTTCGCGTACTCCGCCGTCAAATGCTCGGCCAACAGATGGTGCGACTGCGGATCCGACCCGTACAGCGTCAGCGATCCCTTGTCGCCAGGTGAGACCGAGAACCGGTTGAAGACGAATGACTTCCAGAAGTTGGCGTCAAACATCACGTGCCGGCTGGCTCGCTTCACGGCGCGGGTGATCATCCAGTTCAATCCGACCTGGTCCCCCTGTTTCTTCTCGTAATCAGAGATCGGTTTGTTCTGCGGGCCAATCGCTCGGCCGTAGCTCAGGATCGACGACTGCGGCAGCTCGCGGCACACCTGGTAGCCGATGTGGTTCTTGTATCCGCCATCGATCAAGATCCGCGAGATCGGCATCCCCACGCCATCCTCGCGCTGCCAGGTCGTCGAACTCAGTCGTTCAACCAAGGCACGCAGCCCAGCGAGCAACGCGCCATCGATATTCGCTCCAGCGTATTTGTCGCGCAGCTTCTCGCGGAGGTCCTTCAGCGTGAACGTGTTCCGACGCTGGTCAGGGAACGTCCCGTATTCGATCACCGTGCCAACAAAGTCGCTCGACCAGGACGAAACCAAGTAGAACAGAACATCCTGTTGTAGGTCGATGAACGCCGTCACGTAGTCGCCAGACCAAACCGGAACCGTCCCTCGAGGAACCTTGCTCAGCTTGTTGACCAGGACGTTCGCCTTCGGAACGATCGACAGCGAATCAGCATCCGCCCGCCTCGGTTCGTTCTGATATTCCGAATCGAACGTCAATCGGTACTTGATCCGCAAGTTGTACGCGTGCTGCAACGCAGACAATTCGCCCGGCTCATACCTGGCTGGCCAAGCGACATGCGACCCAGCATCCATGATCGACCGGCGATCCGCATAGAACTTTGTCGCCGCGGACCCATCACCGCCGGCGGCCATGTCACGCCGCCGGATCTCGGCATATTCATCCCAGAGCTTTCCGGCTTCTTCGCTCGTCGGCCACTGATACACCAACTTACACCGGCGGCCGCTCCACTCTGGATGCTTCGACCTATCAAGCACCTGGTCCGCCAGGTCATCGCACTCGATCACCGTGCACGGCATCGCAGCTGCGATCTTACGGCCTGGTCCTGAAAGTCCGAGCACGGCGCCCATCACCAGCTTCAGACGCTTGGCAGTCTGCGTTGGGCTCGCCGCCGACTCGTCTGTCTGCGGATCATCCAGGATCGCATAGTCAGGCCGCACGGTTTTCCCATCTGGCCGCGTAAACTTCATCCCGCGGATCCGGCCGGTTATCCCACGCACCGCGATGATCGCTCCGCCGGATTTACTTCGCTCGATGGACGGCAGCACGATAGATGACCCAGACCACTTGATCCGCGTCCTGTGCCCCTTGAACAGCTGACCTTTGCATCGGTTCGGGATTCCTTCGAGTTTGGCGATCGGATAACAGACCTCCGGGAAGTCCTCCGCCAGCAGATCGTTCGACTCCAGCTCTGTCTTGATCGATTGCAGTATCTCGTCCGCAGCGTCCTGGCTGGAACCGATCGGCACGACGAACGAACGCCGCCCCGTAAGCACAGCCCAGATCACAGCCACCTCGACGATCGTCGTCTTCCCAGACCCTCGAGGAAATGCGAACGCATCCAGGCCACCACGTACGATCGTCTTCTCCAGGGCCGCGAACAGATCCAGGTGGTCCTGGCAGAACGGCAACCCAAACCGGTGCGGGAAATACGACGTGCCGAAGTAGTACAGAGACTTACAGGCCTTCGCACGCCGGTTCTTGTTCTTCACTTTCGGCAGCGGCGCGATGTCGCGACCGGTGCGGCTCTGGGTCGCCTGCCGCTCCCGAGCGCGATTCTTGTGCCGGTCGTAGGATGTCGTCGATCGTGCCATCGAGCAAAAAAAGAAAGTTTGTTTGGTTTCCTGC